ATGAACCCGGTCACTCCGCCTGTATTACGGGCTGCTGCTTCGCCCTGGAAGGTTGTCAAGCTCTTGGACACGGCAGGCAGAACGCCAGCGACCGACTTCATCTTCGTCCCGTCCGAGCTGGACTGGTACTTGCCGACATAAATCTGATCGATATCAGCGCCAGCATTACGGAAGGCCGGGTGAATGGTAAACCCGGAGACCGGCTGGTCGCTGACCCACCATGCTTCTTTGCCGTTATTGGCCCCACCACTGACCACGCCACGCAGGTAATAGAACTTCGGAATCTTCACCATCACCTGACTGTCGATGGTCACATCTTGGATGCCGCCGAATACCGGATGGGTGTTGAAGTAAGTTGTTCCGGGAGCAGAGATGGTTGCGCCTGCCTGGTCTACGTAGACGAACGTCCCGCCGTCGCCACCGGTTGCGGTGCAACATACGCCAATGATGTTGGCGAATACCTGCTTTGTGGTGATGTGAATTTCTGGTGAATATGCCGAATATCCGTAGGTGGTGCCTTTATGTCGCACGCGCAGGTAGTATTGACTCTGGCCTTGTAGCAAAATTCCAGCTGGTACTGCCATGCTGGTTTTATTTACGGTGTCGTCTCCACTATCCCACAACGGTGATGTCCATGTGCCTGCTGCTGTTCTTATCTGCCACTGACTGGCAGCATGCGTGTCGGTGCCGCCAGCAACGGAAAATGCACCTGTCGCCATCGTAGGTGTCTCGACCACATCAATGGCGTCCTGCGTTGGCGACACCATCGCAGGGGTAGTGATGTAAATATAGCTGGTTGCGGTATTAAAATAGGTAGCCACAGACCATGCCGACCACAGGCCCGCTATATCCTGTACCCGTGAACGCAGGTAGAATCTGGTGTTTGCGGCTAGTATGTTTTTTGGCATCGTATAACTCAGACCGGCAGGCAGATAGCCTGAATCGTGCAGAATGGATGCAAATGTATCAGCCAGTGCTATCTGAAACTGGATAGACTGCTGGGCGGTGCCGCCTGGACTTACATACGCTGCTATGCTCAAACTCGGTGTTTCAGATACTGCGGTAGCGGCATTGGCTGGGGTTGATATAACCGGAGTTGTAGGAGCCATTGCCGGGTTGATAAACCCACCAAGGCCGGTAGGATCGGAAAGTGCCACAATGTGCTGGATCGCCATATCTTCAGCTGCGACATCTACGCGCAAGTTGGCTTCGCCCTGCATCGGCACGACATACTCGTAATCGGCATAACCGGCTGGGATATCATCGCCCTGACGGCGCTGTGACCAAATGACTTCCGTCCAGTTGGTGTGTGTGCCGTCTCGGAAATACAGCCGGGCATCTCCGCTGTTCAGCGTGCGACGGACCACCACGGCAGCTCCTGTGGAATCATCTTCTACATTAATCAGCTTTGACAGCCAGATGTTGCCAACAATCCCGATTGCCTCGTGGTTTTCTCGGGCAAGCGAACAGCGGGTAACCACTCCAGCGCCCAAAGTGCGCGGCAGGTTGGCCGAAATGCGGATACGTTGCGCGGACAGCTTCTCGGTTACGAGGATTAGGAAGTCGGTTCCGGCATTGTCCGACACGGCGTAATACTCGTTGGTTCTGATATTGGTAGTGTCGGCGATATCGATTGAATCGTCGCCAGAAATGCCTTGGACAATGGCGATGTCTTCGGTATCGATCAGCGTGTAACCGGGCCTCCATAGCTCAAAAGCAATTTTATTGCCCCTGTATGTCCAGTCCAGAGACACTGCCTGCTGTACAGAAACTGCAGATGTTTCTTCCAAATCCCCGGTAATAGACTCAATTATATCAAGCCGTTCTGACAGAGTTTCTTTGTTGCCGCGAGCCTCAATTACCTCGTCTGTTATCCTTTTCAGGTATGTTGTGCGATTTGCAAGCTGTTTCGCTTGCACGTTAGCAATGCCGTTTGAACCTCCCAAAACAGGGTCGGTTGTTTCAATTTGATAAATGCCTTCTTCAAACATGGGGGTTTCTGTTACATTTGCCATTATATGGCCTCCTTAAAAAATAATTGTCCATGTCCCTTCAAGGGACAGATCAGCATCCTTATTAATCACCCCACGCACCTTACGCGCGAACAGGGTTCCGTCACTACAGACCAGTCCCAGTTCGGCAATAGCCATCCCGTTTGCCTCGCTGGTGCCAAGCGTCCAAGCAAATGCCGCCTGACCGGTTGAGGGATACGTAGCGACAGCCACGTTTTTACTATAGCTATTGGCAAGGGCGGTATCTGTCGGGGTGGGCCCAGTAGTGCTGGTTCCGAACCCTATTTTGGTGATGGTCTTACCGCTTCCACTGCCGCCGATCAGCTTTGCCATAGCGTCCTTGGCTACATTCATTATCATATTGGGGTCGTGCTGTTCTTCCACCAGCACCCCGTTGCGGTATATCCGTAGCCAGAAATCTCCGCGCATGGCTATCTGCTCTGTATCGGTCATATCGTTACCTCCTGTATGGTGTGAATGCCCTTGTATTCTATTGACGGGGCAAAGTTAATGGCTCCACCGTAGCTCTTGCTGCCGTCGTACTCTTTGCCGCTGCCGTAGGTCCGCACGCCGTTGAATAAATAGTTGCGCTTGGTAGTCACCGTCATCAGGCCGTCATAAAATGGCGGAGGTGTCGCCCCTTGATCAAACACGCCGTCATAGCTGGCCAGCCCGTCAAACCGCACCGCAGCGGTGTTGGTGTCTGACTGTACGGATGAGGCACTGATCTGGTCGGATTCCCAGCTGTTGTTGTGCAGCACGTCCCCGCCCACGCTGTAGCTGTACGGCGTGGCACCGTCGTAGGTGTCGGCTCCGTCATAAGCCAGCGCACGGCCTGAGCTGTACGACAGGCTTCCGTCGTACCGCATACCCCAAGGCAGGGTCTCTGTCTGCCCGTCTATGGCAGTAAGTGTTGAAGCTTCTGCGATGGTGGCGGTGTCCGAGGTGGTTGCGGAAAACACAATGGCTGCCAGGTGGCTGCGCACGTTTTTCCACTCGTCCACCACTGCGCGGATCAAGGCGGTTTCTATTGCCGAAACGCCCCTGTTCTCACCAAGGTCCAGATTAATGTTGAAGCATGCCCAATTTGCCCCCGCGCCGTATTCTTCATCGCCGCTGAATACCTGTGCCCCGTCATAACGTAGTGACGGGATCTGCTCGTCGATCAAGGCTCCGCCAAACCCGACCGATTTCAATCCCTCTTTTACCGCCCAGGGTGTGCCCTTTTTGCGGTGCAACCAAATGGCACGCTTAATCAGGCTGCGCTTGTCGGCTTCGGTGTCACAGAGGGTCCAGCCCTCCAGACCGGTTATGTGAAACTGCTCGGCCAGGTGAGGGAGGGCCTCGGCAGTGATGTTGTCCACCAGGTAGACCAGCAGTTGGTCAAGCGGCACCGTACCCAGCCGGTCAATCAGCTCGTTAAAGGCCAGGGTTGAGGCGTCCCGAATCCCGGCTGGTATCAGCCGACTATCAGCCATTGACCGGCACCCCCATGGTTATGGTTATGTCGGAACAGTCGGCGTATCCTTCTGGCGGGATAATGACATCAGCAGCCGGGCTAGTAACTATTACCCGGTACACGCCATCCACGGTTGCGGCGGCAATGATGCTGCTAGTGGTGATGTCCTTGCCCGACATACCTACTGATGGCGTGGCCAGGGCTGTAAGTGCTGCCAGTACCTGCTGCTGCACCAGCACCTGGTCGGGCCACTGATAGGTCTCTATTGTAACGGCTATGCTGTAGGCGGTGGCCACTGGCTGCAGTACCTGCACGTAATCAGTCAGGGGTCGCACGTCTTCGGCGTTGCAGGTGGCGTACACGGCATCAAGCAGGGCCTGGTCCGGCAGGCCATCAACCGACAGCGGATAAATATTGACGACACCTGGTGATGGTGAGAGCACCGCCACATCAACAACATCTGCGCTGGCGCTCTTGGCGTGATAGACGTAGCTGCCACGGCTGCCTGCCACGCTGAACGATTCAGGGGCCAGCTTGATCCGCTCGCGTAGGTGATCGTCGGTTTCATCGTCAACCCGATACACACCCACCAGTTCGCCCAGGTAATCAAGCATCGGAGCGCTGGCATAGGCCACCAGGTTCTGCTTGGCTGCCTCTTGTATGCCGATGCGGAGCAGGGACTCACGGTAGGAGATTAGGTCAATCAGCAGGGATTCCACCTGTCCAGGGTACAGAGTCTTGCCGGTAGTGGTCTCCCAAGATGCTTTCAATTCGGAGGTAATGGCTACCGGGTCGCGGTCTATGAATGATGGTTCTGGTAAACTCACAATGTCACCTCGGTCTGCTGAGTACCTGCGTCATAGTCTTTAAGCTGCCACTCAAGCCGCAGGGTAATCTTGCCGCTGGCGGCCTCGGTGGTGGCTGGCACAACGCTGGTCAGTTTGGCCCTTGGCTCCCATTCTTCCACGGCCTCTATGACGGCGTTTATGATGCGTGGCAAGGCCTCACCAAGGGTTTGGTCTAGAAACTGCCACACGTCGCAACCAAAAAGAGGCTCATGAGCGCGGCTGCCCTTGGGCGTTTCAAGTATGACCTTGATGCACTGGTTGATGTCGTCAAGGTTCTCAACCACACTGCCTGGCTCGTTTAAGCGGATACTCCAGTCGGCAGCAGTTATATCGGACATATTTGCCATCAGGTGATCTCCAGATCGTGGCTATCGCCGTCGCTGTCATTGCCAACTGCCCGCGCATTGCCATGGATGTAATTAACTATGGCCCGTGAATCGGCCAGCAGGATCTGGTAGCCGTAGTCAATGGTTGCGCCTGCATCACTGGTCTGTGATGCGGCAACCGCATCAACGTATTCTCTTCTTAGGGCCGCAAGGCCATCGCCGGTCATTGCCATTTAT